TCAGAGTGATTATAGAAATATAAAAAAAATGGCAACAAGAATTAAATCAAAATTAAAACGACTAAACTCATGACCCCTAAAGGGGTGAGCGAACCTTATGTTGGAAGTTATATTTCCGGTAAATTAGGTGGAGTTAAAGTTGTCAATGAAAGTTTAAAGAAATATTATGGAAAGAAAGTAGATCCCAATTGGACCTCGAAAACTTAGTATATAAACTCCGACGTGGACTAGAAAGGCGTGTTCAAGCCTTGGCTATCTCCGTTACGTCAGGAGGGGTTGACAACATGGAAACCTACAAGTATATAATAGGTCAGATCAATGCACTGGAATCAGTGAAACAGGAAATCTCTAACCTGCTTGATGAAAAGGAGCAAAGTGAAGGAACCATTATCGATATCAAAAAACCTAAAGGAAACTCCGAAGGAGTCCCTAAAGGAAGTCCCAAAGCATAAGAACGCTCTCGAAGAAAAATACAAGTCAGAACCTGTAAAAGAGATTACCAAAGAAACGACTAAATTACCTCAACCAACCGGTTGGAGAATTTTAGTGCTGCCTTTTAGAATGAAGGAAAAAACTAAAGGTGGAGTGTTATTAGGAAGCGAAACTATTGAACGCCAACAAGTGGCGTCTCAATGTGGAAGCGTCTTAGCAATGGGAGGAAGTTGCTATAGCGATAAAGATCGTTATCCTGAAGGGCCGTGGTGCAAGGTCGGTGATTGGGTGGTTTTTGCCCGTTACGCAGGCTCACGGATTGAAATTGAAGGTGGGGAAGTACGGTTGCTCAATGAAGATGAAGTATTGGCAACGGTCAAGGATCCAACGGATATCTTGCATAAATATTAACATAGAAGGAGGAAACTATGCCAGAAGAAAATAAGATCAAGAAGGAGGATAAAAAGGTAGACATCGATACGTCCGGACCGGAATTCGATGTGACAATACCCGAGGAGAAAAAAGAAGAAACAGTCGAGAAGGAAGAAACGGTTAAAGAAGTAATCAAGGACCAAGAACCTAAGGAAGAAGTTAAAGAAGAACCCGAAGAACCCACAGAAAAACCTAAAGAAGAGGATACTAAACTTGAGGATTACAGTAAGGGCGTGCAATCAAGAATTTCCAAACTTACTCGTAAGATGCGGGAAGCGGAAAGACAAAGAGATTCTGCAACCGAATATGCTCAAGCGTTAGAGACTCAAAGACAAAGTGATCAGAAACAGTTTTTAAAAATAGACACTGATTATTGGAAACGATTCGAGACGAACATCAAAACCGGTATGGACTCGGCGCAACGAGAATTGGCCAGTGCCATTGAATCCGGGGATGCAAAAGCTCAAGTCGAAGCTAACAAACGGATTGCGACATTAGCATTTGATAATGCTAAATTGGAGCAAGCCAAAGAACGTAAAGAAGACGTCAAATTATCTGACGGTGGTAAATTACCAAGACAAACGCCACAATATCTACCTGAACAACCTGCGGATCCTCAAGCGGAAGCATGGGCTTCTAAAAATAAATGGTTCGGTCAAAACCGAGCGATGACATTTACAGCTTTTGAAATCCACAAGGATCTGGTTGAAAGGGAAGGGTATGACCCTAAATCAAATGAGTATTATAAGGAGATCGATAAACGAATAAAGGTTGACTTTCCGCATAAATTTGCTAAAGGTGGTAGTATAGAAACGTCCAAGCCCGTTCAGTCGGTCGCTTCAGCACAAAGAAGTGTAAAACAAGGACGCCAAACTGTGAGACTCACATCTTCACAGGTCGCTATTGCGAAAAAATTAGGTGTGCCACTCGAAGAATATGCGAAACAATTAAAACTCACGAAGGAGGCATAAGCATATGAAAAAAGAACAAGATAAAACTTCTCGTGCGAGTCAAACACGGTCAAAGACTGAAAGACCAAAGGTGTGGACTCCACCATCATCTTTAGATGCTCCGCCTGCGCCTGATGGATTCAGGCATAGATGGATAAGAGCAGAGAGTTTAGGGTTTTCGGACACTAAAAATGTCTCAGCTCGTTTGAGAGAAGGATTTGAATTGGTGAGAGCCGATGAATATCCAGACACTCAATATCCCGTAATTACCGATGGTAAATACGCAGGTGTCATTGGAGTTGGTGGCCTTTTGCTGGCAAGGATATCTGAAGAGATTGCGAAGCAACGTGCAGCCTATATAGAAGGTTTAACTAAAGGGCAAGACGAAGCGGTAGAACACGATCTCATGAGGGAACAGCACAAGAGTATGCCGATCAATGTTGATCGACAATCTCGCGTAACCTTCGGTGGTACAAAGAAAAGCTAATTTTCTCGGGATAACAACCAATTCCCTATCATCGATTTAATTAACCGTTTACAGGTAAAACTGTAAACATTTAGGAGTAATACTATGGCAAATCGTAATAGTGCTGGATTTGGATTAATTCCTCAAGGAACGTTAGGGTCAAACTATACGAACCAAGGACAATCTAAATACTATATAGTGGCAGCGTACGGTACATCTATGTTCCAAGGAACATCCGTAAGGGTGGTCAATGGCTACATTCAAACCGCACAAACAGCTATAACTAACAGTACAGTCGGTGTGTTGAACGGTGTATTCTACAATGCGGCTACAACTTTGAAGCCAACTTGGCAGAATTACTATTCTGACGTTACTCCAGCAAACAGCGAAAATACAACAGCTTTTGTTCTAGACAATCCGTTTCAACTTTATAATGTTTCAGCGGATGCAGCAGTTCTACAAGTCGACGTTTTTGAAACGTATGGCTTAACGGTAACAGCTGCAGGGTCCACTACTAATGGACAGTCTAGCTCAGAGCTAACTACTGGAACTGTTGCGGCAACAGCGAATCAATGGAGATTATTACGTTCGGCTGAGGATCCTGAAAACAAAGACATAACTGCAGCTAATGCAACTTATGTCGTAGTTCAGAACCTTAACCAAGTAAACTCTGGCGGTTTGACGTCCGCATCATAATAGGAGCATATAGACAATGGCAATATCACGAGCACAGCTAGTTAAAGAACTAGAGCCAGGCCTGAATGCACTATTTGGGCTGGAATATAAACGGTATGATAATCAACATGCTGAAATTTACGTAACTGAATCAAGTGACAGGGCTTTTGAAGAAGAAGTCATGTTATCTGGATTCGAGAACGCTGAAGTTAAACCAGAAGGTCAAGGCATCGGATATGATGATGCTGAAGAAACCTACACTGCAAGGTACACAATGGAAACTATCGCTCTAGCATTTGCGATAACAGAAGAAGCTATCGAAGATAATCTCTACGACAGACTTGCTTCTCGTTATACAAAAGCTTTGGCTAGATCCATGTCCAATGCGAAAGAAGTTAAAGCAGCTAACCCATTGATTAATGGCTTGCCTCAAACGGCAACTTTTAAATCAGGAGATGGTGTTGCATTGTTCTCTACTGCACACACAACTGTAAGTGGAACAAATGTTAAAAACACTTTAACAACTCAAGCAGACTTAAACGAAACTTCATTGGAAACAGCATTAATTGATATTAATGCCTTCACTGATGAACGAGGTTTAAGAATAGCAGCTAAAGGGGTCAAGATGATTGTCCCTTCTGGCAATCAGTTCAATGCTGAGAGAATTTTAAAATCTCAAGGTAGAACTGGTACTGCTGATAATGATATCAATGCTATCTTCTCAATGGGAATGGTTCCTCAAGGATATCGAGTGAACAATTTCTTAACTGATTCTGACAGCAGGTAACTTATCACGGACGTACCTAACGGTATGAAAATGTTCCAAAGAACACCATTGACAACTGCAATGGAAGGGGACTTTGATACTGGTAACGTTAGATACAAAGCTAGAGAAAGATACGTTTTTGGCGTATCCGACTATAGAGGTATCTACGGAGTTCAAGGAGCGTAATCAATAAATTAGAAATGAGGCGGCCTTAAAACTGCCTCATTTCGACTATAAAGTAAGAAATTCACTATGAAAAACTTCCGAGTAAAAATCCGCTGGAACGGCTATTATGCTAGTTTTAATGTAATGGCTGAAGACACTAAGGAAAGT